CGACTGTCAATGGGTGACCTGAAGGATTAGTTCCAAAAAACTCCAACAGATCACCATTCATATTAACTACTGGAAATGCAGTATCTTCTGCAATACACATAATTTCTCGAACTTCATCGTCCGAGAATCCAGCTTTTTTGTGTATTTTACTTATAATCTGAAATGCTGCCAAAATGAAATCTGATATCATTCGTTTATCGAACTTACCATAATCACCAGCAATCATTCTATCATCTCCAAAATGAGTTAAATAATTACGTACCATGCCCCATTCAGATGATTGACATACTGTTCCAAAGCCAGCTTCAAAAGCAAATTTATTTTTCTGCATTAAACGTACAAAACTAAGCAAACGTGATCTAACCACTAAACTCCAATCAACTGGAGCTCCAGTGAAAACACGAGTCTTCTTTGCAGCACATTTTGCTAAAGCTGTAGCTTCATCTTTCAAATGACCTGTGAATACAGGATAAGATCTTCTACCTTCTTTATAACATTTCTCTATTAAATCAACACGTTCCCATACTTCATCATCAAATTCTACTCCATCTGGATATTTCTCACAAGGATCATGTCGTAAATGATGTTTCTTTGTTTCACACCATGGAAAACCCATAGATGTGTTTCGATTCATCTTATCAATAAACAACACACCTGGTAAACCATTAATACTAGCTTTTCGGGAAAGGAAAACTAATTCCCTCTCCCAACCATCGGGCAACTCATTAAGAATATCATTCGTATATGATTTAACACAATGGAAAAGCACATCTTTATCATAATTTACAAAAGGAACGACCATTTGTTCAATATTTTTCCGCCAGGGTTCCCACCCGCTCATAGCGGGCTGACCATAACCTACATCGACATTATAATGTTCAAGAAAAACATCCGATAAAGGAGTTTTACAAACTCGACTCTTTGGTTTAGGTCTAAAACCTACAAATGAACCATAAACATTCAAAGTACCATTATCTAAATATCGGATTAAACTCCGATGATGTGGCTGGCTAAGTGTATTTTTAACACCTTCACAGTCCAACATGGGTTCTCCCCCACCTTGGACTTCTACAGTCTCATACACATTTTTAGAACTTTCAATCAAAGATTCAATTTGATCGATAGTTACAGCAGTAGATCCACACTGGTTTTGATAACCAATCATATGGATACCAATAATAGTACAGCCTCGAGGAGTCTTGGCTATAGAAATAGCACCACAATCACCCCGAGCAGTAATCTCATTTGAACTGCCCATATACACAGGCATAGAAACTCCCAGACTTTCAACTGGGAAATTTTCCGCATAATTAACATTATAAATGGTACGCTTATCTACAGTGCCATTCTCACGTCGTTGTAACGAAAGAACATTAACACTGTTGAGTTCGGTTTTATTCCAAAATTTAGTTATATCTTTAAAAGGTGGTAGGGATAAAACCTCAAATACACACACATCTTGTTCTACACATCTAAAAATAGATGTAGCTTTAACAGTAATCTCCAAGTTAGAATTAACTCCTTTTACTTGAGAATCCTGAATAATCTTAATAGTATAGTGTGTGCAATTCTTTTTAAAAGCATGATTATTGGTCAGACAATAGTGACCACGTAAAAAAGTGGCCCCAATTTTCAAATTAGAATAAGCATTATCTCCATGACCAGTAACAATCAAATGTACACAATTGCGCTCAAAAATCGAGCGCAATTGATCATCAGTAGCATTAACTAACGATTGTGTGGAAACTGGTAAATCAAATTTTGTTAATTCAATAGTTTCATTATACCATACATTCTGTCTTTCCTCTTTCTCTAATTGAGTTTCAACAGTTCCATACATGTTTCCTTGCTCTTCGTACTTAGTTTCATCCTTCTTTGATGAAGAACGGAATTTATAATACAAAGTTAATGCTGACGCAAGAGCTGTTAAAAACATAATACATATTTTCCACTTTACATCAGTGGATAAATTATTATTAATCTGACCCAAAAGAGCAAATTGCTTCTTATTAGGATAATATGGTAAAATTCGCGACACGAAAAATCTTCTAAAAATTCGATATCGTGCTAAATAAATTTGAACATCAATAAAATATTGAGTGCAAACAAACATAGTAAACATTGTTTGTATCCATGAATAAATTACGGACAAAACATAAGCACAAAAACTTTGTGCCAAATTAGATTGTAAACTGCACTCACAGTGCTTTGTTGACATTAAACATAAAGGACATACATTAATACTACGCATATCCATGTCACATAATGAACTTTTGTCTTGATTCTTCGCATGTTCCAATGACATTTTACCAAAGTATTTA